CTTTACCAACCCAGCATCTGCCCAGCCAGGTGCACCAGCTCCAGTGTTCATGATTCCATTCTGCCTGGACACATCCAAGCTGCAGCCAACTGGCCACCTCAACTTTTCCCGCATCGACTCGTACCGCCTCCTGTCCCTGCTCGGCTCAGGTGTGCCACTGACTGGTACATCAGGCACAACCATCTTCGGCGCCGGCTCCCTGGCCCCAACCCCATACATCTATGCAGTCAATTACAACATCCTGCGCATCCAGAAGGGCCAGGCTGGTCTGCTGTACAGCAACTAAATATGACATAATAGTAATGAGCTGGATCTCCTTGCTCGCACTCATTGTGTTTGTGTTTGTTTTGACGTACAACCCACGTTCAGGAGTGATTAATAATTATATAAATCCCTAGTAGGGATGGAAAAGCATAAAGCAATCGCTATTCCCGTTAGCTTCATTGATGATAAACCTCATTTCTTACTTGTTCATGACAGGCGATACAAGGAGTGGACATTTGTGACTGGTGGGTGTCGGAAACGTGAGGTGTACAACCCTATACGGTGTGCAGTTCGCGAACTCGAGGAGGAAACTCGAGGCATCCTAAACCTGAAGAAGGGGACATACTCCTACTTCAAGTTTGAGACTCTCCAGAGGGAGTTTGATACGGTCGGTGATGACTTTTTAGCCGTATACCACGTCTACATAATCTACATGCCAATTTCGTTTGACGAGCAGAAGAGACTTGTGGGTCGCTTCGAAGAGGAGAAGAAGAAGATGGATCTGAAGCAGATGTGCTTCCGGAAACAATATGACGAGAATGACTTTATGGATTTTGACACGCTCGAGGGGATGCAGAAGCGTCGAGTCTGGCCCATGATTACTCAACACGTGATTCAGAACCCAGAGTTTCATACTGCACTCAACTCGGTAAATCGCCAGACGTTTTCTCTGAAATACTAGAAATGAAGAACAAGGCGTACTTTATAAACCGGCTTGCTCAGCTCAAGGGTCTGAAGCCTGACAGCGAGGAGGTTAAGGAGTGGGCCGATATGAAGATTGTCGACATCTTGATTGAGATTCGGGAGGAGCGGGAAAAGAAAAAGCCAGAGCCAAAGCCAGATTCTGATTCCGACTCGGATGACATTTCAATAATGCGGCGCGTGTTAAAAACTTAAAACGCTATAAAAGTAATGATTAGGCGATGGCAAGTGAGTATCGGGCCAGTTACTCACCTGCTCATGGATGGTGGCATCCTTCTGGTTGATAAGCCAGACGAATTCCATGAAGCATACATCAAAGACTTGGCCGCTGGCAAGAGACTGTACGTGGTCGAGAAGAAGACTGACACATTCAAGTTTTTTGTAGATTTGGATCATCAAGCAGACTACAAGCTTGACTCGGCTCAGATTATTAGTCTCGCCACAAAGATGAACCTTGTGACGAAGCATCGATGTCTCATAGCTCTGACACCAACCAGGATTGTGTCTGGCAAGATCAAGACTGGGGTGCATTTTCATTGGCCGGACCTACTCGTCACCAAGGCGGATGCAATCAAGCTGCGTAACCAGATTATACTGTCACTCCCTGAAGGCACAGACTGGGACAAGGTGATTGACGCTTCTGTGTACTCTGGGTCTGGTTTGCGGATGATATGGTCACATAAGCGGGAAGGAACCACAGACTTTGAGCCGTATCGTCCATGGAAGACTGTATCGCCTGCAGGTAATGTATCCTCACTTCCACCAGAGCCAGCACTTGATACACTCAAGTTGTTTTCGGTCCGGACCGAGGAGGATCCTACAAAGAATGAGACGCTCAACAAGGATTTTACCAAGCTGGAGGAGCATATCAACAAGTATATGGAGGGTCACTCAACTGCTAGCGTCCTCAGAGTCTTCAAGACTAAATCTGATGTGACGCACTGTGTCCAGACCGACTCGAGGTTCTGCGAGAATATCGGCAAGAGTCACAGACGAAATCACATCTGGTTCAGGATTCGGAGAGGTGTCATCTGCCAAATGTGTCTGGACGATGACTGCAAGGAGTTTGTCGGAAAACCGTATAATCTTCCTCCAAGTATAATAGCAGAACTCCAGGATGGAGATGTGGTTGAAATTGATTCTTGTAATTTTTCTTTTCGTGACGTTTTTTCCATATCAAAGAAGCCTAGATGAGCCCATTGATTCGTATGTCAACCAAGTTCACAAGTTTTCTGGTCTCTCCCCAGATCACTTCTACCTGTTTGTGGATCAGATGCAGATTCTGAAGGCGAATATACGCTCAGACCCAGATGTAGCATCAAAGGCTTTGTACATGGGCCTTGAGAATCTGCGAGAGATTGGGTTGTATACTCAGCGAGCTGATGACATGTACGAAGGGGAGTTGAATGCAATAGCTGACAATCTTGCCAGAACGTGTGAGGATGTCATACAGAGCACTGCACTCGTCAGAGGCGTCCGCTTTCTACCAAGATACTTAAACGATATCATCCCTGAAACTCCAGATGACGCAGACTCGTTCGGGCCGAATTACAAAAAAACCGGACCGCTATGTCCCCGTGGAGCGTGTAGAGGATGATTTCGACTCGGATGACTATGATTCGGACGAGAGTGAGTTGACATCCGAGATTGAGTATTCGGATGAGGAATTGGATGAGGATTCCGAGTCGGATGACTCGTTCGTTGTACCAGATGACGAAGTTAAAAGTGAGCAGGGTGAAGATGATAATGGAGACGATGATGAGTCCGATGACGCGCTTTCCGACACCTCCTCCACCAAGTCCGGAGCCAGACGAGGTGCTCGCACCACAGCCCCACCAGGAGCTCCGGTACAGAATGCCGGAAATCCACTTGCCGCCACCCCCTCCACAACCTCAGGAGCTCCGCTATAGAAAGCCAGTAGCAGTTCCACCACGAAAGACAGTTGTCTTTGATGAGTTTTCAAAGAAGACAATCTTTTTGATTTTTTTAGCTCTTGTTGTAGGTTTTTTCATAGGTCGCTCAATGTCACCAATCCACATCTTCACTACTGGATCATGTACATAGGCGACTTTTCTAGATTCTTTTCAAAACTTTCAAAACCGCCAATTGCACCCACTCGGATTGAACTCATGGGTTCCTGAAGGAAACCCACCCATGGATTCTCTCGCGGCTCGTCGCGGAATATTTCAGATGCAGCTACAAAGTGTGAGCGATCCTCTTGTTGCTGGACCGCTCTGAACACCACCAAAAGTGTAAACATACATATTATCAAAATAATCGCATTCACTGCGAGTTGAACTGCAACCATCTAGTGTATACTGGGAATTAAACTGCCACCTCCTCAGCATTCTCGCTGATTGGCTCCTTATTCTCCTGATCACGCTTGTACTTCTCCTCCGCCTCTACCAGCTCGAGCTCGCGCTCCTTGCGCCGGTTGCTGATAATGTCGAGCACCTTGAGGTCAGCCAGCTGGCGCAGATCGTCATCCGAGCGGTCGGGGAAATCCTTGCGCAGACCATCCAGAAAGTCGGATGGATGAGGCACTGGTGGAACATCTGGCTTGGTGTAATACTTGGAGTTTTCATCCGAGGGGTCGATGTAGGGGTGCTCACCCTCACCCGCCTTGGCCATCAGGTCACGCTTGCGCTTCTCAAACATAGAAGCCGCCTGGCGCTGGTTCTCGCGGTAACCCTGCATAATCTCCTCCAGCTTGTCATTAACATAGTGAGCATCCTCAATGTGATCACGGTCGGGTGGAATCAGCAGCCACTTGCCCATCTCGACAACATAAATGTCAAAGGTGGCATCGTCCTTCTGCAGACGCTTCGCAAAACCCTTGGCATCCTCAGCAGTGCCAAACACTCCCCGAATCTTGACACCAAACTTGTCATTCTTCTGGGGACAATCTGGTCCCACAATGGAAATCAGTGCAAATGCCTGCCCAGTTGGAAGGTTGTAATCGCTCTCAAGAGAACCCATATAGAGATACTGAACTCTATAACTTTAAGTACAAATAAATGGAAGACCTTCGACGCGCACATAACAATGCGAAGCGGTACCTTATCAAGAGCTTGTGCCGGAAGGGTGACAAGGTCCTGGATGTAGGGTGTGGTCGCGGAGGCGACTTGCACAAGTGGAAGTCATGTAAGGTGAAGTTGTGGGGTGTCGACCCAGACCCAGCCTCGATTGAAGAGGCGAAGACTCGGGCCGTTGGGCTAGTCTACGATGCTGAATTCTCGGTTGGTGATGTGACTACAGCTCCCGCAGGTCCGTTTGATATCCTCTGCTACAACTTTTCACTCCAGTACATCTTCGCCTCACAAGACTTGTTGAGTCGGAGCATCCGTGAAATCAGGAATCGCGTCGATGTGGGGGGTGTCTTCATAGGTGTGGTTCCAGACTCGGAGAAGATACTCAGACTCCCCTGCAAGTGGACCGACTCTCTCGGGAATACCATCGAGCGTGGGCCAAGCATAGGCCGGGACTTGGTGGGGGAGATGATTCTCGTCAAGCTCTCAGATGGACCTTACTATGCCAAAGGCGCCATTCCGGAGCCTCTCTGCCACAAGCATATCCTCTTTCAGAACCTGTACGATTATGGGTTTGAGCTTGTGTATTGGGGTGATATGTTACCCAAGACTACTGGTCTAATTTCAGACATTTACTCTCAGTTTATTTTTAAACGCCTAAGGTAGATGAATAAGCTGATTCTGTTTGGCATTCTCATGGCTCTGCTGATATCACACAGGGAACCAGCAGTACTGTCGGCGGTGCGTGAAAAATATGTACTGTTGCGGAGGAAGCTCGCTACAACTGGACAGTTTCCACAACTTCAGCAGGATGTGATTCTGACGGGTATGCAGAAGCAGGGACCCAAAGGCGATGTCGGATACAATGTTAACAAGGGGCATGAGATTTTCCTATGCCTGAAGGGCGACCTCAACTCTGTCATGCATGTTCTTCTCCACGAGCTTGCTCATATGACGGTGACAGAGTATGATCACTCGAGCAAGTTTTGGGAAAATCTGAGAGAGTTGAAGAGGGTTGCTATCGATATGGGTATTTACCAAGGTATAGGCGCAAAGACCTTTTGTGACGGTGAGATTAGAGACTAGTGACGTTTAATAAATAATGCCTCATATCTCCGTATCGTTCCGTGATCCTGATGATGTAATCAAGACTATTGTCCGAAAGACTGGAGATGTACTGATTCTCTCCATCGCGTCAAACTTTATAGTTCATATGTTTTCTACTGCTTGCCGCCAAGGAACTTCTTCGCAAGCATGTAGATGACTGCAGTAAGAGCCAACATGAATGCCTGGCTCATCATCCCCTGACCAATAACTTGTGGCAGAACTTCTGAAATCTTGTCCTGAACTGGCTTTGAAAATGCAATGACTGCGGCAATGCCGGCAAGTGCCGCCTGCAGCTGGTCATCAGTCAGTCCAAATGGATTCTTGGATGCTGTGGCTACCGACTCGGGAATCTCCTTCTCTGATCGGTAGCTCTCCTTGCGAACACGCTGAACAAGACGCTCGTCAACTGGCATTGTCATCTCCTCGGGCTCAAAATCGGCCGAACCCATGACATCCTGAATAGCTGTAGAGAACTCCATATCTACATTACGGTCATTATTTTTTTCAGATAGACGTGGCTCAGGGACGGGAGGGGGGATAACCTGCTCCTGTTTCTGTGTCTCCCCTTGAGGGCGGGAAGGTTCGATTGGTACGAGTTCAACCATTAGTTTTGCATGTCAAAGTTTTTACTGGGCTCCGCCGCGAAGTCGGAGTACGAGGTGAAGAGTAGACTCTTTTTGTACATTGTAATCAGCTAGGGTGCGATCATCCTCAAGCTGCTTACCAGCAAAAATCAAACGCTGCTGATCTGGCGGGATCCCCTCCTTGTCTTGGATCTTCGCCTTCATATTTGCAATCGTGTCAGAACTATCCACCTCGAGTGTGATAGTCTTTCCAGTCAGAGTCTTTACAAAGATCTGCATCTAATGTAACATCAGCCCACCTTTTTAACTACTATTTTAGGTGTATTCTTCTTCTGGACTTCAGCCATACTTGCTGGGAGCTGAGCGTGACGGGGGTTGTAATTGCTCTGGTGGAACCTCCACATTGCTGGACTACCTATCCGAAAGTTTTTACGTATAGGAGACCTATAAAAGAACACACAATCCTCAATCTTATTTGACTTGCTCGTATTATCGAGCACGAGGCATTCGTAGTTCTCTGTGCAAACCTTCAGCACCTGCTCAAACATCTCGAAGCTTGGGAAGATGCCGAAAAAGTTTTCGTATAGGCGCTTCCGATTCTGCACAATTGGTTCGCGAAACACAAATACATAGTCGCACTGCCCTCTGAGGTCCGGGGGCAGGTCCATGCAGTACTGCATAGTCAACATGAAAAAGAGCTTCCAGTGTCGACCGTTGTAAAATGTCTGCCGGATGCACAAGTCCTTCATTCGACTCTTTTCGTACATGCAGTCATCCAGAAGAAGAAAGGCTGGCTGAACCTTATTCAGGTTGGCAAGCGTCTTTTGTCGAGCCAGAATCTTTTCAACCGTCTCCTTCTGATAATCCCCATGGATGAATAGATCAGGAACAAACTGCTTGTAGTGATGGTTACCCTCCTCGGTTGCACTCATCACTACACCCACTGGGATGTGTCTCTTGTGCCAGAGGATGTCAGTCACGAGAGTCGATTTACCACTCCCACGCTTTCCTATGAAAATACACACCTTGTCATCCGCAATCTTGGTAGGGTCGAACCTCCTGAGCTGCAGGTTCATCTACTATAAAGGGGATTTTGACTGTTAAAAAAATACGCGCAACCATTAGTAATGTCATCAGCTGGGTGGCTTAAAATAGCAGCTGAGGGTGTACAGGATGTATATATTAACGGTACTCCTGATGTTTCATACTTTACAACGATTTACAAGTCTCATTCGTCTTTTCTCCTCAACACATTTGAGGTTCCTTTTAACAATCCCCCACTCGCGTCCGGTGGAAACGCAATTTGCAGAATCCCTTACAAGGGTGATTTTTTGCGCGGATTGTCTCTCAAGGTGAATCTCCCTTCGGTGTACACACCTGGGCCAGGATGGATCAAGACTCTTCGATACTCACCAAGTATCCAATTCAACTTTACAGATGGATCAAACGTCATCGTCAATGCTCAACAGACACCTTCCAATATCTTTGCAACCTATAACGAAATCTCCAATGTCGCCATGGCTCTATCGAACCTTCAAGGTTCTTTGAACAGTGAAATGTTCATATACGGAACCCCTTACATTGGTCTGGTCAGGACATCTAACGTTATTGACACGGAATATATTGTATCCAATCTGATTACCCAGCAATATGTTGAACCAGTCACCACTGTGACGCATATCAACTTTGCAAACTGTATTGCCAATGCCATAACAGAAAACATCACTAACGCTATTCTCTCTCCAGTGACATCTCTGTATGTCACCCCAGTTAACGGGATGAATGTGTTTAACACTGGATACACTGGAGCGGTTAATGTAGTGAACATAGTGAACTCGTATGGAGGTGGCCTATTTGAGATTTACGTAAAACTTACATCCCAGCAACCCAAGTCATTCAATCAGACTGTTTACTACTCGAATATAACCACTACGTATTCAACCAATCCAGTGACTGATCTCGCCTTCACATATACAGGTAATGTCGAGACACTGACTGATGGTATGCTCG